TCGCCTTCAATGCGGAAGTCGTAGTTGGTGCCACCATCGTTAAACACCACCTCGCTGGTGCCCCATTCGACGCGCTCGACGCCGTTGGTGGTTATCGCTACTTGGTCAGCGCTTGGGCTGTAGATACCCGTATTCAGGTCCGACGCGAACGCCAAGCCTGGGGCCGAGACCGTACCTGCCTCAATGGTTAGCGTGCCATCCAGTTCTCTCAGTGTGATCCAAGCGTTGTTGGCAGCATTACGGAGCTTCAACAGCCCGGTGCTGGTATCAGCCCACCACTGGTAGGCATACATGGTTGCTGGCTCTGTCGCGCCGCTGTTGTTGCTGACGATGGCGGCCAGCGCGTTGTTCAGGTCAGAGCGGACGGCAGCGCCTGTTCCGTTGGCGATGACGTAGTCGTGCTGGCTCATGATCGATCAGGTAGTAGGTTGATTCTGGCAGGGCTTAGGCGCCCTTTCCATAGCCGACAGCCGACCATGCAAAGTTACGGTCGATCGCGGTGCCGCCGCTGTTGCGGAAGGTCACCACGAACTGGCTGCTGCTAACGCTGCCCACGACGAAGTAGTCGCCTGTTGCCATGTTCTGCGCGGTGATGCCCACGCTTGGCAGGCTGCTGTTGACGCCACCCAAGCCGGCCGTGCCAGTGAAGAATGGCTTGTCGAAGGTGACCGTCTTGACACCCGCGCCGCTTGGGATGCTGCCAACGCTTTGATCCTGCCGCCGCTGGAAGGTGGCTTCATAACCCAGTTCGTCGATCAGGATGTTCTGGCCCGGATCGCTACTGGTCAGCTCAGCCTTGAACTGGAAGGCGCGCGCTTTGAAGGTGCCGTTGACAAACTCCTGCCAGGCTGACCATGTCGGGCTGCCGCTGGGGTTGTCGTTGGTGTTGCGCAGATACATCTTGGCGTTGACGGCTGACGATGCGGCACCATCCCAATCGGCCCAGTCATCGACCAATCCGCTGCGGCTGTCGATCAGATCGCTGGGGAAGTAGCCGCGGGTGACGAAGAAGCGCTTCAGATCCAAGCTGTAGGACGCACCTAGGTCGAGCGTGTTGGCAAACTCATAGGAGCCGCTGGTGGCCACGTTGCCGATGAAGTCCATCACCGGCAGAAGATCCAGATCTGCCACGTCATCAAACAGCCCAGTCGCTTCCAGCGTGAGCGCGTCGTACTCATCGCTGTAGAAACAGCTGGTTTTGCTGCCTTGGAATGGCGGGGTATCGGCATCCTCGCGCCTTGACTGCACCAGCAATTGGCCGAGCGCATCAGGGAAGTCGATGATGACGCTTGCCTCAGATGCAGACTGCCGGCCGCCGTCATCCTCAAACTTGACCAGGATCTCACCCTCGACCAAAGGGATGATCGCCTCAGTAGCGCTGCCGGCCTTTGCCTCGACGAGATCGACGCTGTTGCCCCATGTACCGGTCCCGTCCGTCAGGCTGGTGTGCCGGATGTGAACGCGACCTCCTACCTTCACGTCCAGGTCGGTCGTTGGTGCCCACCGCAGCCGGCCAGAGTTGGCGTTGATCGCCTCGAACGTCAGGTCCTGCACATTGCCCGGGACCGCCGTCTTGCCGACCGCTGCGAAGGTCAGCACCGCCGGCTGGGTACTGGGCGTGTTGGCGCCGTTCAGGCTGTAGACGTTGATCGTGTAGGTATCAGCGACCGAGTCGAGGATCTCGTAGTCGGTTCGCGGGACGACCACGCTGGTCCAGTTACCTTCGCTTTGCCGGTACTGCACGCGATACTGGCTAACGCCGGGCACACTGTTCCAGCTGGTAATGATCTTTACCTTCGCTTGGCCCTGCGACTCGTAGAACGTCTCGCTGGCCGAGAGGCCGTTGGGTGCGATCGGCGGCTGATTCAACTGCGTGATCACTCGAGGCTGCAATGCTGCGCCCCGCTCGACGTAGTTGTACTTGCTGGGGTCATACGCGAGCGCCGTGATCTCGTATTGCGCCTGATCGGTTTCTCCAACGCTCAGCACCCTCCAGAGGGTGGTGTTCACGGTTGAGTTGTTGATGACCCAGATGCTGTTGACATTCGGCGCAACGCTGAATGCTGACGCGACCGTGACAACAGCGCCGGCGATGCCGCTGATCGCTTTGGTCTCGACCGTGCCGTCAGGCATCACCACCGAAATCGTCGGCGTGCCGGTTGTTGGCAGGCTGGTCTCGGCAGTGTCGTCCACCGTGATCGCTGTGGTTGTTGCTGCAGCGATGCGGCCGCCGCGACGCACTCCGGACTTGACCGGATCGGCAATTGAGATCACCGCGCCTGGACGCACCAGCACACCGGCATCAATCGACGCCTTGAACTCGACAACCTCCGTCTCGTAACCCTCGGAGTACAGCAGCCATTCACCCAGCCGCGCAGCTTGGCCGCGGCTGGTACAGGCGAACGCCTTTAGGTTGGTGGTGACGACACCGTACTTCGCGATCGCGGTCGTATCCTCGACCACCTCGTAGGCCAGGTCCTGGGTTGTCATGTCCAGGTAGCTGACCACCGCGACCGTGTGCCGGGTCTTCAGATCTGAGCCGGTGTACTTGAATCCTTCCTCGCTTACGTTCGCCAGCGTGAACAGGTAGCTGGCATCGGTCGGCTTGTCTTGGCTGATCGTGAGCGCACCGGTTGACCAGTACGGCATCACGCGCATGACGCTGCACAGATCGTTGATCAGCTTGTACGCCTCTTCCTGGTTCTGGATCAGGGCATTGCAGCTGAAGCGTGGTTCGGTGCCACCGAAGCCATCCGGCACCAGCGTGCCGCAGTACTGCGACGCGGAATAGAAGGCAAACTTATCCAGTTGGGCGGCGGCGATGTGATCGCCGAATCCGTAGCGCCTAGACGTGAGCAGGTCGTACAGGATCCAAGCCGGGTCACTTGTCCAGGTTGCTGCCGCGAAGGTGCCATCCCAGACGCCTGCGTAACTGATCGCGCCGGTGGTGGCGTTGACCGTGCCGTTGTTGGGGATCTGCACCTTGATCCCGCGGACCCGATAGGTGCGGTTCGGGACGCTGCTGAACTGCTCCGCATCCAGCCGCAATGCCACGATCGCGCTGTTGGGGTATTTCAGCTTCTGCTCGATGATCTCGGTGTAGCTCGACCAGTACAGATCATTCAGCAGCTGGCTGCTGCCACTGTCTGCCGTGACGCGCACCACGCGCACATCGACAGGAAAGGCACCGCTAATCGCGATCTTGTAGTCGCGCTGATACTGGTCAGCCGTGCGGCCGCTGATTGTGTCATCGATCACGGTGGTGTAACCACCGCCGTTGTACTGCACCCGGATCTGCAGGTTCACGCTGGTGCCGTAGACATCGCCCTCATCCGTGAACCGCTCAAGACGCGGCACGGTGATCGTCACTCGAACAGCGTTCACGTTGCTGTCGGTGATCGTGCGCGTCAGCGGTGACGCCTGTTGGACGATCGTGTTAACGCTGGTCTCATCCTCGATGTCTGAGAACCCAGGGATGTAGGTCTGCGCCTGCGTGCCGTAACGCGCTTCGACCGTGATGTTTTGGAAGTTGTAATCAGCCGCCTGCGGACCAGTTGGGTCTGCACCTTGCCGCAAGATCTGCGTGCCGTTCAGGAAGATGTCCTTCAGCAGCGCGCGGTTGTAGTTGGCGTCGCCGCGGGTGTAGGCCCGAGCTGATGGGAACCCTTCGATCTCGCCTTCACTGAGCAGATCGACAAAGGTGCCAAACTGCTTTGACGCAAGACTGTCGGCATCACGAACCGGGGTCCGAGTTGGTGCTGCTACCTGCTGAACGACGGTTTGCTGCTGGCCGCCACCACCACCAGCGCCGCGGATGATGTCCGTCATGCCGCCACCTGCACAGTGTCAATGCCGGCCGAGATCACGACTGAGCCGCAGATCGTCTCGCCGTAAATGATCGGCACGGGCACGCCCTGGCGGCTGGTGTTCTGCACGCCGCTGAAGCTGTAGGACTTCTGAGGATCCAGCTGAGTCTCAAGCGTGCCGCTGTTGGTGTTCGATTGCGCGATCGTTGGCGTTGGCGTCAACAGCTGGCTAACGCCGCCCAGGATCAGCGCGCCACCAAGTAAACCGATCTTTGTCACCGTTGCACCTGCAAGGCCAAGGCCAAGGCCCGGGACGAAGATCGCCAGAGCCACGAGCGCGATGCCGGCCAGGATCTGGCCAATGCCACCACCAGCGCCGCCGATCACGGGGATGATGCTGATCGCTTCGCTGCCGACCGGGCCGTGCAGCTCATCGCTGCCGATCGCGCGGTCACCGACCTTCACGCGGTAATGCCGCCCAGGTTGACTGATGTGCGCCTCGAGGCCGGGGAAGTTGGCGATCAGGAACCTGACTGCTTCGGCTGCGCTGTCTACCGCCGCCATGAAGCGCCGCCGTCCGACGAACTTGGCCAGCTGTCCATAGAGTCGGATCTCGCGCAGCATGGCCAGCTTCAGCCTGCAACCAGTGTATCGGCGGCATGATGCCGCAGCCGCCTGCCCGTGCATTTCTGCAGCCAGCCGCCGTACAGATCACGACTGCTCAGCCGACCGCGTAGATGATGCAGTACCAGCTGGTCGCCGATGTACACGCCGACGTGATTCAGGCCCTGCCCTTCGATGCTCATGATCAGACCGTCACCGAACTGCAGATCCTCCTCTGGCAGCAGCTCACGGAATCCTGCATCACGCCAGAATTGGTCGAACTGCGGCGCCGCCTCAAACTCTGCTGGCGTGGTTGGCCGCGGCCAATCCGGCAACTTGATCCCATGCTGGCCGTACCAGTCGCGCACCAGCGTCCAGCAGTCGGCAACCGCCCACACCCATTCGCGGCCGATCAGCAACGCCTTGTAGCCGCTTGGTGCGGTCTCTGACCATGCGCCTGTTTTCGGATTGCAGATGTGCCACGGCAGCCCGCTGGTCTCGATGCTGAGCAGATCCGCCTGGCTTGGTTCTGCTGGTGTGATCGGATGGCTGTGAAAGATCGCCTCGATCTCACCTGCATCTTCGGCCGCCGCGAAGTCGGCCGGGTCGAGGATGAACTGCTCTGCATCGATCGCCAGGTTGCGGCAAGGCCAATACCGTCGCCGGCCTTTGACCACCACCACCAGCCCACATGCCTCGCGCGGGTCGTCGGCTTTGGCGTGATCCATTGCCGCGTCGCGCCAACTCATGAGGTGAATGCTCCAATGCCAGGAAAGGATCCAAACGGCAGCGACCCGGTCGATCCGAACCTCAGTTTGCAGCTATTCAGCCGCTTGCCGCAAACGTCCAAGGCAAGCGTGCCGACCGGTTGGTCGCTGGCGTTCCAGTAGTTGCTGCCGGTGTATCCGCATTCAGTGGAGCGGTAGACCCATTGGCAGATGCTGCTGATGCATTGCCGCTTTGGTGCGCGCACGCCTGCCAGATCAAACGCCGCAGCGCACTCCCATTCGACCAGCTGCCGGCTCTCGGTTGATTTGCGGCTCAGATAGTAGATCTCGCGCGGAAACTCTGCGGTCGGGTCTGGCGTGCCGTAGGGGTTGGTGCCGCCGGGGAAGTTAGCGCCGTCGATGTACCGCGCCATGGTGCGGATCCGAGTCAGCTTCGCGCCGGCCAGGTCGTTGTTGGGCGTGACCGCGTTCACGGTTGCGAGGATGGTGCTCATCGTGCCGAGCACGTTGCTCACCTTCACTTTCGGTCGCGGCAACTGGCCGTTGCCGGTGTACTCAAACCCATCCATCTCAAGCGGCAGCCGCTGGTATGCGTTGCCATCCCAGACCAGTTCGCCGTTCGCGTCCATGTTGCTGCCGGCATGGAACCGATAGACCGTGTTGCTGCCATGCAATGCGGCGATCAGCTGCAGCTCGAACAGCTCGATCACCGAGCTGGGTGCGATCTTCTGCAGCTCTGAGACTGGGATAGCCATGGCTTAAGGCTCGAAGACTTCGACGAAGGTGGCGCTGATGTTGTTGAAGTTGCAGGACCGCAGCGTGGCTTGCCACTCCTTGCAGATGTATTTTCCAGCGGTGCCGCGCGGTGGCGTCCAGTCGAACGACTCGACAGCAGCACGGGCCTCGAGAAACGCAAGGATGTTGTCACGCTCGGTGTCGTCCCGGTTCAGGAACTGCAGTTGCCACTCCTTGCCATCGCGATGTAGGCCAAACCCGACGCGCTGCTGGTAGCCGTCGCCAGCCTGGAAGGTGACGACGCGCGGCTTGCTGATCTCGGTCGCCTCAAAGCTGGGCGTGTAGGTGAAGGTGGCCATTATGCGAGCAGTCCTCCGGGGCGCTTCTGGGTGACGATCTCATTCTTGACGGCTTCGCTGATCGCGCGGGCAAACTGTCCAGCACGGCCGTCGTCGCCCTGAGCTTTCGTGCCTGTTGCGTCCACGTTGACGGTGACGTTGATGCCACCAGCGCCGCCGCCAGCTTCGACGCCGAGCCGGCCATCGCGACCACGACGCAGCGGCAGGATCGCCTCCGGGCCAGCCTCACCCATGAGGCCCGTGCCATTGGCAAACGGGAACAGGGTCGGCTTGTCAACGATGCCACCGCGGGCGAACTTCTGGATTCCGTTCTGAGCGAACATGCCGCCGTCGGCAAACTTGAGACCAAAGATGCCGCCCACGCCTTTGACCAAGGGGGCGATGATCGCTTGTCGGATCGCGATCCGGGCGATGTCTTGGATGATGCTGTTGGCCAGGTCTGCAAAGTTTGCTTTGCCGGTCGTAACGAAGCTGGTCAGCTGATCCTCAAGCCCTTGGAACGCGCCCTTCACCGAATCGGCCACCTGCGTGCCGAAGTTGGTCAGCTGTTGGTAGTATTCCTTCAGGCTGGCGCCAAATGTATCCCGGAAGCTGTCTTTAACTTCTTTACTGGCAACAATCAATCCGCGGATCTTGTCAATTTGAGCCTGAGTCAGGGCTGGGAACTGCTCGCGAATAACTTTAACTTCTCGGTCGATCTCCAGCTCTTTAAGTTTTTCGCCGGTAATTATGCCAGCTTTAATCTCCAGATCTTCGACTGTGCGGTTGTAATTCTCCTGCAGCTTTGTCCTCTCGAGGAAGTCCTGCGCTATTGCCGAGCCCAATTCTTTTGCGGCCGAAACTTCTGCCATCTGCAACCGGTTGATCGCCTCGCCTTGCTCTTTTTGTTTTGCCCTGACTCCTAGTTTTTGCTTGTCGATTTCTAAAATGCTCAAATCAAACTGAGCCTGTGCCACAAGCAGTTCGTTCTCTGCCAAACGGGCTGCGTTGATTTTGATGCTGGCGTCCAGCTCTGCCTGCGTGATCTCTCTGATTTCGCTTTTTGCGGATTTCCCGCCGCCGCCGCCGCCGCCGCCAGCTGCTGCGCGCGGCCGTCGCCTGCCAGCTGCGCTGCGTGCCTGCACTCCCGCGATGATGTCAGGGGTCAATGCAGGCCCCATCGACCGCCTCGTCATGCGACGCTGTCCAGCTGGGGGCATGTCTGCCAATCCGCCACCGGTCGCGATTGGACCGGCTTGCGCCAATGCACGACCAATTAGGTCCCAGTCGACGCTTTTGACAATGTCATTCAAAAAGCGAACGGCAGACGTCAATGCCTGAACGCCAGAGATAATCGCCGGCAATGCAAAATCTGCAGCCGTCAACTTCAGATCCTCGACAGCAATGCTTAGGTTTCTAAATTGCTGCTCGGGACCCTTCAGTGCTTCTTCCAACTTGGATGCCCCATCCCTCTCAATGCTGCGCAAGGCATCAATGACGATGTCGCTGGTGATCTTCCCTTCTTTGGCCAGCAACATCGTCATTGAT